ACGAAGACGTGCTCTCCAGCCAGCCTTTGGATCTTTGCGATGCATTTCTTCTGCCCAGTCACGACCTTCTGCTTCCATTGTGTCTACAGCCTTGCGCTTGTAATCTTTTGGATTTACATGCTCTTTTACAACTAATGCCAATCCTCTTTCAGAATTGTAGTTTGCAGAATCCTCATCAAGTTCTTCAATAAATCGGATTTTTGCGGATTGTCCATCGGCAAGTTTTAACCATCTTACCTTTGGAGAGTTTTCATCATATTTTGGTTTATCAACTAGGGCGTTAATGTTCTTTAGTCCCTTTACTATAGTCATATTATTTTTTCTCCTATGTCTTTCATTTTATTTTAACATACCAACGATAGAATTGTCAAACTTAAACTCAAGTTTTTTAATTGCTTCATTATCCATATCGCCTATATCTTTATATTTTTTATCTATATATGCAGAGGTAACGACTGGGCCAAGTCTTTCAATTAACTTATCCCTCATTATTACTCCTGCATCATCGTTATCTGCAATCAAAACAATGCTATTAAAGTATTTTTCTAATAGCCTAATTTGTGCTGCAGAAACATTAGCCCCCAACGTAGCAACGGCAGGGAAACCTACTTGATCCAATCTAATTGCATCAAACGACGACTCTACTAAGTATACTATGTTTGACGTCTTTACTCTGTGTAAATTAAAAAGAGTTTTTCCTTTTGGTAGTCCTAGGGTATTTTTAAATTCTTTACCCTCAACGGTTCTAGCAACAAACCCTATACACATTCCATCTGGCGAGTGTACTGGAATTGTTACAGAATCTTGTTTTTCAGAATATCCAAGTGCAAACTTTTCCATTGACTCTTTTGTTATTTGTCTACCCTCAAAATATCTAACCGCTCTTGAAGATTCTAGGGCTTGATTATTTAATCTTTTAATTAATAACTCATCATATTGAACAAACTCTGGCTTGTTTACTAGCGCTTTGTTAACAGAATCCTCAATGCTTGTTTCTTGCTCTTTGCTTTTAATATATCTTGCAGCCTCAAAATAAGTTCTATTAGATGTATACATTACAAACTCAATAAGAGTTTTTGTGGTTTGACAACCAAAACAAAAAAACATTCCGTGCTCTTTTGAAACTTCTCCAGCAGGTGTTCTATTGTTATTGTGATACGGACAAAATATAATGTAGTCAGTTCCGTACTCTGCTTCAATATCAATACCTGCACCAGTCAGAATACGTTTAACTTGTTCTGCTGTATAGGTATCTTTATTTTGCATCTTCATAGTCCTTATAACGATAGTAACCCCTGTCAAAATCTACTTGAACTAAGAAGTCTCCCATAAAACCATTTCTGTTTTTTCTAAATACACATTCAATAATATCACTATTCGTAGCACGACCAAGTGCCATTACCCAGTCAGCATCGTAAGCAATTTGTCTAGACCAAGCCGTTTGTCCTAAAGTTGGCGGTGTAGAAAGATCCTTAACATCATCTGGAGTAGCAGATGAGATAGCAATGATAGGAACTTCTTCGCTAATTGACATTAGTTTAAGTTCACGAGAAAGGTTTTTCATACGTACCGTTTCATTGTCAGACTTTTGGTTTGGAGACATAAGTTGTAAATAATCTACAATAACAAAGTCTGGCTTATACTGATCAATCTTTCCACGTATAACTGAAGGTGTTAAATCTCCGCCATTGTCATTTGAGATAATATGAAACTCTGGTTTGCCTGCTAACTTTTCAGCATGCCATTTTTTAAGCATATCAATTTCTACTTCTCCATTACTGAGTTTACGATGAGACCAAAGACCTTCACCCATAATTGCAAATACACGATTACGAACTTCAGTCTCAGACATTTCAAGACTTATAACAAGTGGGCTACGACCCTGTTTCCAGGCCTGTACAGCGAAATACAGAGCCAACCAAGACTTTCCAATACCTGGATATGCAAGAAAAACTCCCAGTTGTCCTGGCATGATTCCAGAGGGTAAGTAGTTATCAAACCCTGGCAACCCTGTTTTAATTCCAATATGACCTAGACTTTGCATCTTCTTTACATTTTCAAAATATGCAATAGCAGATTCTAAATCTGTAACTTCAATATCTCTAATTGCAGCGGTATTCTTTTTTAACTCTGATGTCTTAGTAATTAAATGCTCAAGGGCAACTGGACCATTACCAGTCTGAACCTCTGATGCTGCATTACGGAGTATGTCTTTAAGACTGTCGTTTAAGTATTCGGTTTGTAATTCTTCAAGATGATGTTTTGTTGCCCCCACATTTTCTACTGGGACAAAGTCCCTAAACTTTTCTACAACAAGAGATACTGGTGGAACAGACTGATTGTTTTCTGAGTACAATCTGATAAAATTCCAGACATCGTTGTGGGTTCTCAAAAGGTTATCAACACTAGCCTGCAACAATACGTGAATTTGCTTGTCATTTAATACTGCCGTAATTAATTTTGCTTCTGTATTATTCACTAAGCCACTTTCTTCCTAATTTTCTACGTTCTTGTCTTTCGTGGGCATCTGTTTCTGCATCTATCTTTGCTTGTAATATTTTTTCTGCATTGTACGCAAAGTAATTCCAAGAAGGAGAAGCAGAGACATTAAAATAATAATCCAATAAGTCATAGCATATTCCTATTCCGTAAGACTCAACAAGAGCATCTGAAGCCCACTGTTCGGCATTAAGATTCATTATAGACTTGGCTTCGTACTTTTGTAGATGTAACTTATTATATCTACTTAGCAAAGCCATTCGGTCTTTGCGTTCTGCCACCCTACTCTTCTAACAATGATTCTTTTGCTTCTTTTACTTTTTCTGTGAGTTTCTTTTCAACAAATGCATAAACTCTTTCAAAGGCTTCTTCAATGTTTTCGCCTTCTCTACGATCATCAACAACTCCAAGATCTAACCTTAAAGATTGAAAGTTGCCTAGATTTAATGTATATCCCAGTGTTGCTGATATTTTTGTGTTTTTATTTTCTTCCATACCCCACCATTCTTCTTATTAGATATTCTCTGCCCATACAGGAATAAACCGACCATCCTCTGTCTTCGTATATGTAAGTATACCGTCCCCCATTCGCCGTGTCAATTCTTGGCTTGTGGGTGTCATATTATTTGTTATAAGTCCATCTTTTCTTGGTTGTCCTATATGTATAGTAGCCAGTATAGCACGAATATCCCTAACCATGTTTTCCGAATAATAAGACCTTATTCTGAATCCACGCTCACCATTTAATTTTGCACCAACTGGTGGTGGAATCATGCCAGTTTTAATTAACTTAGGCATATATTTTCTATGACGATTAATTAACTTAGCAGTCTCTGCAACAGTGTAGGCTCTTTCCCTATTTTTTCTAAAATCTGAACGCAAACAAGTTTCAAGTCTATCTTTAGTTATATTATAAAAAGAAACCATTCCAGTAGATCGTGAACTATGATGAATCCTTACTAAGTCATTATTTAGAAACCATATTTTTTGATTTCCTTTTATTACAGTTTCGTTATTGTAAATTTCGCCCTGTATAATTCCTTTGCCAGTAACCATCTTCCCTCTTCACTTTCTGCTGGTGGATGAAAAAATTTTCTCAAACCACACACAATACAATAAGTTTCTATATGTTGAGTACTACTATACTGTCTATCAACAAAGGTTCTACCCTTGCATTTTATACAAGCAATCACTAAATTATCCTTTAATTTGGAATTCCAACAATAACCAAATGTACTGCCAGGGATAAATCGCCCGAGGCGCCAAATCTTACAATACCTTCAACTTTTGTTTCTGTAACACTTTTTAAAATAACATTTACATTTTGTCCTGCTGGGGTTTGACCAATGTTGACTGGTGTGGCTGAAACTATTGGAGGATATTTAAAATCTTTAAAGTCATAAGTAAATGTTCTTTCATTGCCAGCAGACACTGTTGAGTTATTGGCAACTTCAACATAACCGCCAATTATTCTTGAACTAGAGGTTTTAATTTCTTGTTTGCCAGCGCTTACAGTATCTATAACTGTTTTATTGGCGGTAGTAGATGAAACTTGTGTAGAAAGATCATTTACAGCATCAACCAAACTGTATAAATATGTAACATCAAGAGGTTGTCCTCTTTCTGGTAGTGGTATTTTAGCCATTATTTCCTCCTATTAAAGTATATCATTAAACAGTGTGCGGACCATCTTCATAAACTAACAACAAAGCAGACTCTCTAGTAATTGGAGTTCCTTTTAAATATATTTCTGCTGAAACTCTATTTGGAGGTGATCCTTGTACAACTCCACCTATTGTATAGGTATTTGGTATTGGGAAAGAAATGTTACTACCATCAATTCTTTGTTTGTATATCCAATCTCCATTATCACTTCTATGCCATTTTAACCAAATATCAAATTCGTGTGCTTTTCTAATTTCAACACCATCTTTTTGTATTGAAACAGAATCCCATGCCAAAGTTGCAACCTGCCCTGATTTATTAAAAGATATATCTCCAGCAACGTAGGTATAATCTGGTTGAACAACAAGTGTTGGTGACCATTGAGATGTTCTGTTTTTATCTTCAGAAATCACTCTATACTTTAAAATATATCCTTCTTCATTTACATCTATAGTAGGAAGGTTCTTTTGTCTTATTCTTATTTTTTTAATTCCTGAATCAACCATTATGTTACACCAACTGAAAATCTAAATTCAATATAGTTGCTAGTGTTAGGACTTTTTACAATGGTTGATGCGTCTGCATTTTGAATTACCGAATATCCAGTTAAACCATAAAGCGGATTAATGGTAGCAACATTTTCTAATCTCATTGCATCTAATGCTACATAATAATTATTAGATGGAACCCCTGCATCAATAACACATGCATATATTTTTACTACCGTAACAGCATTCCATGTAAAGTTAGCACTTGTATATAATTCCTGAAGTTGTTTTGTTACAACAAAATATCGCTCTGTAGAAAAATCATAGGCGCCACCACTACTATCATCAATAACCTCTGCTTCAAATCTAGCATATTCTGCAGTCTCTGTTTCTGTTGATGCAAATTCAACCATTATTCTTACATTTTCTGGAGTTGTCCCAGACTCGCCATCTTTATTTATTAAAGAAAACGCTAAGCGTAATTGATCTGTTGGAGAGTTTCTTGTAAAGTCAATATTAGCACCAGTTAGGTGTATGTGGTTTGATCCAGCCTCTATTACAAAATGATCTTGTGCTGCGCCACTTTCTTCATTAATTGTGATGTCAGAATCATCACCTTGTATTAAAATTACATTATTTAAAAATCTTGGCCTTTCATATCTTTCAACTCTTGGAGATTTAAAAAAGATTGGATTATCTCCACTTGTCTGAAAGACACTATCTGCAACTGCAATAATATTGTCATATTCTGGTGCATCTAATGCAGTAGAAAATGGATCAATTGCTACTGCTGCTTCTGCTGTATGATGTTGCCAATTTTCAGTTTGTGTAAAAGCAAAAACGGTTTTACTGTCATAAGCGCCAGCAGATGGGTTTGATCCAGCAGAATAAATTCCAATCTCAGAAATTTCATATCTTTCTTCAGTTGGCAATTCTGCAGTTAAAACAATTTTATCTAGTCCACCCTCATTTACAAAACCTCTTGAAGATATTGGAACACGAAACATTTCAAAATCTAAATTTTGTTTTGCTGAGTAAGATCCAAGCGGGTCTCCAGTAGTCAATGGGGTAGCCCCGCAACCAATAGCAAGATAAGATGCATATGCTGGTGCCTGTCCAAGTAAATATTTGGCAATAATAGTTTTACCAGTATTAGTTATCATGAGTTTATTTCTCCAAGATCTGCCTCATATATTGTACCATCTGCAGTAATTTGTACCTCAATTTGCTCATCATTGTTTATATTAATAAACTCAATAATTAGATCGCCAGTATTTTCCTCAATATAAACATTTTCTCCATTTATGCCGTTTCCTTCATTTGGAATTTTATCTTCTAACTTTATTGAAAAACCAGCAAAATATTTATCTGCGGTTTGTTGAAGACTAAGTATATTATTTGGATTATATCTTTGTTGTATAGATGATAAGTTTTTAATAGGTTGATAAGATATTTTTTGACCATTAATAATATCAGATCTTGTAATGTTTATTAATTCTTGTCCTCCAATATTTTCAAATATTAAATCTGCCATAGTGTCTACTGTAGTTGCTTCGTCATCAAACAAAATAATATCAAGAGTTGCAGTTTTA